ATAAATGTATGCCAGGGCGTCATTTCCGTCGGGGAGTTGGTGTCCGCTATTATGCCACTCCAGGTCGGAGTACCACGCGCCCCCGCCGGATAACGACCCAGACGACCAGTGACAGGCGTAACAACATCCAGGTTCATCTCGATACACTCCGACAACCATGCTCCCGTCAATTGCATCGACAAAAGTCTCGCTTGGTCCGTCGCGTCCTCCAGGGGAATGAAGAACCATTCGCTTCGGACGTCGTCGAAGTTCAGGTGGAACACGCTTTCGCTTACTTTCCATTTTCCTAGTCCTGGGGTTGCTAAGATGGTTTCTGCGTCTTTAACAACCGTATCCTTCAGTTGGCGGAGCGTTTCTCGAACAACAGCAAAACGTGTATAGCGTAAGCCGTCTGCCGCTCTCGCCTGTGTGGTTGCTTTAGAAAACAAATCAAGAATGCAGCCAGTTGTTTTTCCTGAGCCGACAGGCCCCATAATAATACGACCAAACGATTTTGACTTCATGAACCGCGCAATAGTCGGCGCACTGCGGGCTAAATCATAGACCATATCAGCCACTAAATTTCTCCAATAGATCAGCTAGCCTTCGCAGTGTGGTTGAATTTTCGTAGCAATACCCTAAGATAGAGTTGCAGCGCGAACAAAGTAAGCAACGAACTTTTCCCGTTGTATGTGAATGGTCCACGAATAGGCGTTTGTGGTGCTCTTGGGCTGGCGTGCGGGAACACGCTTTGCAGTGTCCCCCTTGTTCCACCAGCATCTGTTGGTAGTCTTTTTCTGTTATTCCGTAATTGTGTTTTAGATTTGAATTTCTAGCTGAGGCTAGAAACTTGGCGCGGTTTTTCCGACGCCAGCGGTACGCTTTTGTTTCTTCTTCGGGTGTCATGTCAGCGTTTTTCCCACGTTACCCACTCTCTGGCCGCTTGCGTTTTGATTTTTCCCTCTAAATAAACTTCCCAGCGGGCCGTGGTGCCCCACTGCGGATGGTTGAACCAAAGCGCTTGGGAGGGTGTTGTGGGTGGTGCACGCAGCTTAAGCGCCGCATATTCATCCCAGCCTTTTAGCGCGTTATTTACTGTTACTCCCGGAAGCCACAAAAGTTGGTGCCAGTGGCATAAAACTAATTCGTCGAAGTCCAGGCCGATTTTATGAGTTTGCTGACCAAGCTTGATGCTACCTCTGACGACGGGCCCGATTGCCGCAATAATTCCATCGCCACCTTTAACTCCAAGATTATCGCCATGTGAAAGCATATATTTGGTGCCGAAGCTCTGATAGTGAACGTCGGCGGCCTCGGGGGCATCAATGTGGATGAACTTGTTTTGCCGCGAACCAAACATCCCTTTACTGAAATGGCGGATCACGTTGCAGTAGAGAGCGTAGTCATAGTTAAAATCGGTGATGCCCTTGAAGGGTGGCTTGCGAGTAGTACGCCCGTGATTACCAACACAACAGGGGACGTACACCTTGCCGAACTTGCTCGCCATGTGTTCGAGCCCTGTGCAGAGGATGTCGGTCATGAACTCGACCGACCGGAGTGGCGTCATATCGTTGGAACGGGCGAGTTCCTCGTGGATATCCCCCCCAATCATGTCGCCGCCTAAATTGACAATGATGCCGGGGTACTCGGTTTTGGCTCGCCCCATATGCTCGTAACAGAGATCCACGGTCGTATCGAATAACCGTAAAAACCTCTTTTTACAGACATCTTTGTTGAACCTGTTGACGTTATTAACGCCCTTGGGCTGGACCACCTCGCCCGCGTGCGAGTCTGACCACACTGTAATCGGGCAGCCGCGTGAGCCGATCTTGCCGCCCTTTCCGGAAATCCAATCTGGCGGCGTCGGATCGTACTTGGCGATGTCAAAATACATTTGCCGGACTTCATCGGCGGTATCGCCAACGACCTGCAGATCAGCTATTTGCCGCTTGTAGTCCCTGATCTCAGATATTTGTTTGCGGATGATCTCGTTTGCGTCTTGCACTTTCTCGGCGTCTGTCTTCAATTTTACCATAGCAATATCTTTCTTGACTGATGATGCCTTTTGGAGAATCTCGATGTCGCCTGTGTTTTCTCAACCCGAGAGGAGATTTATCGTATCCCCTCATCCTTGCTAGTCCCAGCGGGCTCGTGTTGTACCGGGACTGAGTTTTTTTCCCTAGCACTGAGATCTGGTATCGAGATTGGCGCTGTTTCCTGAGCAACCGGTACTGCTTCAATTGTTTTCGTAATTGTTTGTTGGTCGGATCCAGTAGTAATATTGATAACATATCTTTCACCCGCAGCCGGGCCTTCTTTGACTTCGCCGGCACCGGCGAGCTTGGCGAAGAGCTTCGCTGCTTCGACGACTTGGTTGAGCTGCTCTTTGTCATCTGTCATCCGTAGGGCGAGGTGAGGCAGGCTGTCTTCTAGCGCTGCTGCGGCCTCAATGGCAATCCTCTTGTTGGTTGATAGCGCACTTTCCCACTCCATCACAAACGTTTCGTATGCCCGCTTGTAGAGAGGGTTAACGGCGACGAACGTCTCGAATTGGCCTTTGGTGATGCCGGCGGAGCGCAGGACGATCGCTTCGCTGCGGATATCCATCGCCTTCTCGCGGGCGAGCGCGGCGATCTGGTTTGCCGTAAGGTTCGGATGCACAGGCTTGCTTGACAAATCGTGGCTTTCGTAAACCTCGACGTCCTCGAACCCCGTCTCTACTAGCGGAATGGTCATTTCGTTGGAATATCATAGGATTGCCTCATCTGCAAGGCAAACCTTTATGAAATCGTTAAGGAACGCCCGATAACCTGCACCCAGCACTGCGCAGGAATTTTCAATGTCGGACATGGCGCTTGGTCAGGCGGGGACACTTTCAGTCACGCCCGAGGCAGAACTACAGAAGCAGGACGCTGCCGCTGCCAACAGCGCGATGCCGCCACCCTCACAAGATCCACAGCAACTTGTTGGCTATATCAAGGGCCAATTTGACATTATGCGCAACCACCGGAACACGGCTTCCGGGTGGACGGAAGATCTCCTTGTCTGCCTACGGACGTTCAACGGGCAGTACGACGCCAGCAAGCTAAACGAAATCAGGAAGTTTGGGGGATCCGAGGTTTACGCGCGCATCACTGCGCAGAAAGTCCGCGCGGCCGCGTCGCTCCTTCGGGACATCTATCTCGGCCAAGACATTCCGTGGGCAGTCCGCCCATCGACGAACCCGACCGTTCCACAGGAAATTCTGCAGGCGATCGATCAGCTGATGCAGGCAGAGAGCCAGCAAATTCAGCAGACGAGCGGTAAAGCTCCGCAGGCTACCGACGTGCAGAAGCGCAAGACTGCGTTGCTCGAGTCTGCGAACGATGCCGCTAAAAAGAAGGCCGTGCAGCAAGCGCGGGATAGCGGCGATAAAATAGAAGATATTCTGCGCGAGGGCGGCTTTTATACAGCGCTGTCCGCGTTCGTGGCCACGTTGCCAATTTTTCCGTTTTCGTGCATTTGTGGTCCCGAAGTTAAGGTTATCCCGACTGTAACGTGGCCGGCTGGTGGCGGCCAGCCTACAGTTGTTCAGACGCCCAAGCTTACCTGGCGTTGGGTAAACCCGTTCGATGTATGGTGGACGCCGGGCGTAGCGGATATAGCTAATGGTGACATCATTGAAAAACAGAGAATCACCCGCGCCGAGCTCAACGACGCACTAGACCTCCCTGGTTACAACCAGGAAGAAGTACGTGCTGTCTTGGACGAATACGGACGGGGCGGCCTATACGATAACTGGGACACTCCCGATGCCGAGAGGGCTGTTCTTGAGCGTCGGGAAAATCCTGCGTGGAACCGGAGTTCCATGCTCTCAATGATGGCTTTCACTGGCCACGTTCAGGGGCGGCTGTTGCAGGATTACGGGCTTGCGGTGCCCGACGCGCTCCGCGATTATTTCGTGCAGGTGTGGAGCATTGGCTCGCACGTCATCAAGGCGCAGATGTCGCCGAGCCCGCGCCAGCGCCACAACTACTACATTACCAGTTTCGAGAAGGCTCCTGGCTCCGTTCTTGGTCACAGCCTGACGGAGCTCATCGCTGACATTCAGGAGGTCGCAAATGCTACCCTACGTGCTCTGGTTAACAATCTTTCAATCGCTTCTGGACCCCAAGTTGTGGTCAATGACGACCGACTATCCCCGGATGAAACCGGAGAGGATATGTTCCCATGGAAGCGATGGCATGTACGGAACGACCCAGTATCCAACAACAACCAAGAGCCGATCACCTTCTTCATGCCGACGTCGAACTCCCAGCAATTGATCCAGGTGTTTCAGGCGTTCC